AATGGAAGTCAAGAATCTGAAAGAGCAAAGATGGTTCTTGAAGCGTGTGGTCAAGAAGTAAAAGAGTTTTTGCTTGGCGCTGACTTTAGCGATAGACAGTTCCGTGCTGAGTTTGGTAGTGAGGCAGAGTATCCTCAGATTGCTATTGGACTCGACCATCGCGGAACACTGAAAGAAACACTCAAGTTTATGAGCGATAAAGGTATGTTTGTATAAACGAATACCAAACTACTTGACTAAATATGGTATGAAGTCTATAATAGACTTGTCGTTCATCCAATGTTAGCACTCCTGCTGGCATTCACCCTTGCCCATCATAATGACGCCAATCCTTACGACTGGCATATGTCTTGTGAAAGGTGGTTACAACGATCTACGGAAATCCGATTAGATCCAAACCTTGACCTTCGGTCGAAGTTGAGTCTAATCGCCTACCTTAAATCAAAAGTACCAGGTGAATGTAACGGGGTGTATACATAGGACGCAAGTAAGTCGCGGAACGGAGCGTTCATCCCATGTTTGAGTTTTTACTTTATTCATCTCTCAGTTGTCCAGATGCTGACGCCATAATACTTCGTATTGAGGCACACGAAAATCTGAACGCAGACTGGAAGGTTGAATTAGTTGATACCATTCGAGATTATACTCCCGAATGTAACTGGGACGCAAACGACTGAAGGAACGGGGCGTAAATCCCTAGTATTTCAGGAGTAAACTCATGAACACACTTACTATCATCAAAAAGCATATCGAGAAAGCAGCACGTCTGCACGACGCACAAATCAATATCACCAAATATCGTGGTGTTGAGTGTAAAGTGCATGAGGCAGGTGAGGAAACTCACGGCACCTTCTGCTATCGCGGTAAGACTTACACCAAGTGAAGTCATGGAAGCACTACAAGTCGCTGGGATCGTATCCTTCGGAAGTGTGGCGTTTCTATCTTTATTATACGGAGAAATAGTTCTCCTAAGTA